CGTGTCTTCCTGGACTTAACTGCTTCTCCCCTATAGATATAAGGGGACGAAGGAGTGCTAACTCCAGAGACACAAAGTGATTTAGCATATGATTTAATATTTACATGTCTCAATATGGTCGGTTGAACACCTATCATATGAGCTTCGTAAAAGGGAAGTACTTTGTCGCCATCCAAGAAAGCCATAGGCGTTTCAAAAGAAGAATGCCAGAAACTCCTATCAAGGAGAGGTATGGCGGTTCGCCTTGTTGAAATGACCTTGTCTTTCAATGGAACAGCGGCATGTGTAAAGAACACAAACCCACTATATCCGTATTTTCTTCCATAAGGAGTACGTGCAACAAACCACTCAGCATCTGAAAGATGCAGGTGGCCATCGCCATAGCCTCTGGGACCAAATAAAATAAGGTTCTCCGGTATTAGCGAAAAACACAAATTCCACAAGGATTCAGGATATAAGTGTGGTTTTTCCTTCATTAAATTCATAAACGAGAATAACTTGCTAAAGGTCATTCTATCACTTAAGAAATAAGGTCTTACATCTACACCCCTAAGGTAATCTCCACCACATGATTCTCGAAAGGGGCCTTCACTGAAGGTCTTATTGAGATTAACTTCAAAACCCAATAAAGGGAAGAAGGTTTTTACATGTGTGTATAGTGCTTTGGAGCAGATAATATCATCTCCATAAACGGAAACATCAAATTTTAAATTAAAAGTCTTTGATATGCCATATAATAAAGCATGGAATATCATACTTTCAATTTCGAAATTGAAGCCGTTTCCCATTGAAGTAAATTTCTCAAAGGGAACACTACAGTTTGTAATTGGGTGTTGATACACCTGGCTTCGCCAATTGTTTAAAAACTCAACCCATTTAACCGGGAAGAGTAAGACAACAATCATAATACAAACGAGATCAGATGCACTTTTTAAGTCAACTGTGACTCCGGTATCTAATACAGACATAAGCCTTGCTTTTGTCTTATTGATTTCCTGATTTCGCAGATTAAGACCTACTTTGCGCATCCTATTTTTCAGAATTCGGCCTATATCACGTTGCACCATCATTGAAATCGATGGCTCAATACATATAGTTCGACCTGTTTTATAGTTCTTAGGAACGACACTGATTTCTGCAGCCGAGTAGCTTACCTCTTGTAGAGAGTGAAGCCAACTTGGGAACAGATCCTTCAGACTTTGTAAGTCGATGGAATTACCAGTGTTTACACTTGGTGTACTAGACAGC